TCATATCTTTACTGATTGATTAGCTGTCGTTGCCGAATACGAGAGGTGCGACTGTACGACCATCATTGAGGGTCATAGTCGAAGCCTTCATCGGTAGACCTGCAATACGTAGGGTCCAACGATAAGCACTCTGGTCAGTGTCAAAGTACAGGTGAATGGACTTAGCCATCTTCACTCCACCCTTCGTGCCGAGAATGTATCCGTTCTTCCAATCACAAAGACCGATTGTACCAGCTTCGCCATTAGCGCCTTTCATAGCGTTAATTACGTTAACAGGACGTCCTAGGAGAGTTCCAAAAGGACTGACTGCGTAATTTGGAACGATGACAGGGCCAAAATCAGACGAACCACGGCTGAGTTGGTTGATGTTCTCATAAACGTTCCCCGACATATACCACTCAGAACCACCGACGTTAATCTGGCTGGCAAACATCTCATGAAGTTCAGCGATAGTAGGAGCAGATGCGTCTACGAGAGTTGTAGCAACTGAACCACCATCACCAACGGCTGCGGTTAAGAGTGAAGAAGTACCATAAAGAATCTCTTCATCAACCTTTAAACCAAATGCAGCACCGACTTGCTGTTCAGTGAATGCGAGGATACCATGAGCGTCGTCCTCTAGAATTTCCTCTGTGAAAGGAACTAGAGCAGTTAGCTTGTTAGCTGCGGCAGTAGCTGTAGCATAAGCGAGCTTCTGAGGGGAGATTGTTCCACCTTCAGCGGTTACACTAAGAGCAACACCATTGTAATCAGCGGGTGTACCATTAGCTTCATTTAGCTGCTTAATTTCGAGCGTATTGCGGTTCTTACCAATAGGACGCTGTGAAACCTTACCAATAAGCTGACCAGTTTCTACTGCATTGGCCCAAATACCGTCAACGATTTCCTCGTCTACGAGTGCGCCACCATCGGCTGCAACTGTTTCACCCTGACCTGCGATAGCCTTGGTTTCTTCAGTCCAGTGGTTTGTTTTTAATGCTTTAGCAACTGCCATAGCATTCATTAGTTTCTTCTCAGGGGTTAATTTTTCTTCTTTTACTTCAATATCCATAATTTCATTCTCCTGTGATACTTCTTCAGAAATATCTTTAACTTCAACAACCTGCTCGTCTTCTTTTTCCTCAGTTTCAACAACAGCAGATTTAATCTCAACATATTTTTCAACCAATTCATCAGACATTAGCTTTTCAGCATATTCAGTATCTTCGATTTCAATCAAAGCACCAACTTCAAATGTCTCATCATTAGCTTCAAACTCTTTTATAACTTTTAGTTTCATAATTTTAATTCTCCCTTAATCTTAAAATATGCCTTAGCTGTATTTCCTTATCCAAACGAGCAAAAGGTTGGGTAAAGGTTAATATAGGTGACACTTTTGTTTCATTAACAATATATACACGCTGTATTAGACGTTAACTCTGATTATAATACCTTTTCTTGTAGCTTCCTTAATTTCTCTTGAAGCAGGGCTAACGATTTTAATCTCAGGTGTACGTTCAACTCTTGTAATCTTAGGTGTTTCAATAACTTCTGAAGATTCTTTTTCTTCTAAAGAAGGTTCAGAATCAGTTTGAACTTCCTCAGTTTGAACTTCTTCAACTACATTTGTATCTATTCCAAGCTTTTTAAGGGATTCTACGCCATTTTCCCAACTTTTAACTTCATTAATCATTGAAGATTGGTTATCTGCAATGGTAACTACTGAAATTTCCAAGAGCAGAGACTTTGTAATAATTCTCTCAGCGTTTCCATCGTATTCAGGATATTCCATCATTAATCTCTTATTAACCTCTTCAAATTCCCTTGAACCCTTTAAAACTCTCTCCAAAGGAACAAAACCAATTGAATGTTGGCGAATATAGCCAGATTTCACTAGTTTATAGATGGTTTTAGCTTCAGGATTCTCTTCAACTGCATACTGTATCTTAACCTTTAAGCCATAATCATCAGTATCTACCTCTATAGCTTTACCGATAGGTAGATTTGATTGGAAGTGGTTGAATAGGACTAAAGGATTGTTTTTATAGATATCCAACATAATACCTGAAGGTACTACTATATCACCTGAGAAATCAATAACTCTTGTTGATGCATATCCTTCAGAGGTATGTGAATCTTCTTCATCAGCTTTAAATTCTGTACCCGTGGATACTCTCTTAATAACCAATTCATCTTGAGGTATTTCGCAAATGGAAATCTCAGCTTCAATAGCCTGTTTAACTGACTCATCTACATGTTTCAAATATTTGTCTAATCTTATAATCTTTTTCATATTACATTCCTACTATGGTTCTAGCTTCATCTACTGTGATGATGCCGTTTTTCACGTATTCAGTGATTATCTTGGCGTTTCTTTCTTCATTTTCAGGGGTTACATCATCAAAAGCAAACATTAATCCATCTAATCCCCATACGTTTTTAAGGTACTGTTGATTCAACGCTTCTTCCATTCTCGTTAGGCGAGGGATTAAGCAGTTTTTGGCGAATAGTTCTTTCAAATTATCTAAGCCTGCTTTCATTTGGTCGGATGTATCCATAAATCCATAAGGTACTCCATAAGCGAAGGCTATTTGCTTTAGGTCGAAGGTTTGGCTATCTGTAAGCATTAAATCCGCAAGACTATATTGTACCTGTTCAAACTCAAATCTACTATCTAATACCTTAACGCCACCTTGTCTACCATTACCAGTAGCCTTTTGGAACTGCATTTCAACGCTTCTAATCTGTTCAGGTGTTAATTCTGAATCAGATTTCAATAGAACTAGGGGCATTCCGTTATTCTGAAGTACCGAAGTTTCTAATCTATTTGAAAGAGAAATCTTTGAAATACTTGTTGCAAGGGCTGCTAAAGGGCTATCACCGTAAAATCTACTATTGGGAGTCGGATTACTAAAGTGGCAAATTTCATCTACCTTGAAAACTACCATCTTCTCAGAATTATCTTTCTGTTGGCTTTTATAAGCATACCCTTTTACTTCGGTTTGCTTATCGTTAACCAGAATAGACATTCTACGAGGGTCTAATATGTGTATCTCCTGTGGAACTCCAGATTTATCTTTTGGAATGTACCAAAAACAATCACCGATTAAATCTATCCATATCTCCGAAAGATACATAAGCCCAAAATAATCCATATAACTATTAACTGATTGCAATAGTTCTTGTGCTGGATGATTATATATCACTTCTAGGTTAGCAGAACCACCTAATTGAGTTGATATAGCTTTAGTGTTTAAAAATCTCTTTTGTATGGGATTTACAGGGTTAGTACTAAAGTTTACTATTTTACTGTTACTATTAGAGTTAGGAGTATAAAGTCTTAGGGGTACTTCTGCGAAGTTATTACCGATTAAATTAACGGTACCATAAACCCAACCTTTGTATAGTTCTAATCTCTCCGACTTTGATATTGTGGTTTTTTGTCCTCTAGAATTGTACGTGTTTAGAAGTGAAACTGACTTCTTCTCCTGTGAAGGAGAATCTACCGTGGAATCATCTTTAGTTACATTCTGAGTAAAAAACCCTTTTAGTTGTTCAAACATAAGGATTTCCTCTTTATTTTTTTGATTTGCTCGCAAAGTTATGGTTCAACACAATTTTGAACCGTTAACGTAATAATATATACTTAGAGGTAATCGTAATCCCCTTCTCCATCCCCTCCATCATCCATATCAACCCATTGCAACTCTGGCATAAGTTCTTTTCTCTTTTCATCGGGATTGTCAGCGGATTCAATTTCTTCTTTAGCCATCTTACGATTGTAATTGTTAATAGCGTCTGCCGAATCATATACAAATGGTTCATGTTTAGGTGTTTTGATTAACTCAGTAGAAGCAAGAGCAAGGGCTATAACTACGTCATCGTTTTTCCCAGCCTGTGCATTCCATGTGACATGACCTGACTTAGTAATTTCCATACGATAGGTTGAAATTTCTTCTTTAATCAGTGGAAATGTATTGAAATCCCACTTTAAATCCCCCTGTTCTGTAGCGAATACCAATGAATTTATTAAATCTTTCTTACTTGAAGCAGTTATTTTGAAGGGTAATAAGCGCATACTAGACCCTTTAAACGCTAAATCCATGATAGCTTCACCAATAGAATTAACATCAAAAACTAATTTATATGCATTATTTTTACTGTAAAACCTTTTAATTAGGGGAACTTGCTCATCAAATCCTATCTTATTGAACCTATTCATATCAGTTACAATGCCACATTTTGGGCATAATGATATTGCCACAGTGTAATCGTTTTTCTTAGCAAGGTCTAATCCGACTATCTTTCTACTATTACATTCACAAACTTTATCAGTATGACATTCATCAACATTTTGAATAATTGATGTATTATCAGCTACAAACTCTGCCATTATCTCTTGTTGGAAAATACCTTTAGGCATCTCTTGTGCCATAGCGTTTAAAACTTCATCCGAAACATACGGATTTTTATACGAAGACCATGTAAAGAATTCGAAATTTTCGGAATCTTTTTGAGCGAAATCGTAAAACCATCCATTAGGTCCATTAGGTGTAGAAATAGCTAATAATGGTGCATCTGTATCTGCCATAGTTGGCATTATTGCAGCATACATTGTATCATCTGGAATAAAAGCTGATTCGTCGCATATGATTAAATCAAAATGCCAACCTCTAATACCATCTTCTCTGTCACATGAAAGGAAATGAACTTTATGTCCATCCCAATCCAAAACAGTTGGTTTCCCTTTTAAAGTTGCATATCCATGTCCAATAATGTCTTTTAACATACCCCTAATAGCATCTACGCCTCTATCAGCAATGGAATATGTAGGAGCAATCCATGCAATTGTCACTTTTCTATCGTCATTGTAATGTTGTTTAATGAAGTTAATGCATTCAGCGGCTGCTGCCGTAGTTTTTCCTGAATTATGAGTTGGAATGAAACTTTCCCCACAAAGGAAGAGGTTATTGGGGGAATCAACAGAAATACATTTCACTGGAACAGATTCAACTTCAACTATATCCTTGATGATTCTCGTATTCTTTCTTACCCTATTCCTTTTCTCCCACCTTTCAACTTTTCTAGGGAGGTTGAATACGCAAAACGTTGGCTTCAAATTGAACCTGTAGCAGATACCGCAATATTTACCGTTCAACGTGGCATCTTTTTCATTCAATGAGTAAATGATACCCAAGGATGATAAAAGGTATTTGACCCCATCTCGAATATCAGTACTGGTTGTGTAAAATTCTACGCTGAGTCCGTTAGCACTAATAAATCCATCCGAATCCATTAAACCCCTTAGCAACTCTTTCCTTTGCTCTATGCTAGATTGTAAATACTGCTTAGGAATGTGTTTATTCATGTATAGTTGGAGTTCCCTAAAGGTTGGTAATATAGAATCCCCTTTTACACCATGAATTACCTTATTTGACCGATATCCAACTCCAAAGGAGAAACCCCCATCTCTATATTCAACGACATTGACCCCTTTTTGATTGAAGTAATCCCTGTAGTAGGGGTAATCATCCTCATGGCAAGTAATTTGATTTGCACGACAACTACCATCACCGAGCCATAATCCTACAATATATGGGTCTATCGGTAACTCTTGTTCATTGAAATCAATGGGTTCTTGAGCCTGTATTTGGTAGTTTTTGTTACCTCTGGAATCATAGTGTAAATTTCCAACCATTTCTTCCGTTGTAACAACAATAGGTTTCCATTTGTCTCTCGTTTCTTGTTTCCCCCTGTTTTGATTCTTCCTGATTTTATGGGTGGTAACCTGCCATTGATGTCCTGCATCAGCAATAATCTCAGAACCGTCACTGAAGATGACCTTATAACATTTCTGATTGAGCATAATGGGAGTTACATCAACAACATTACATTTCTTCCCATGCTCATCGAAAACAACATCCCCTATTTCAATATCTTCAACCGTTTTAAACAGTTCCTTACCATAAACAGGGATTAGAGTATCCAATGCCAATGCTCGTCTGCCAAGACAAACAATCTTATATTTAGCCTTAGATGTATGAATCTTCTTTTGAAGGTCATATGGGCGATAATAAACGCTTAAGGTTTTCTTATTTTTATCCGTCATCCTGTTCCTCGTATTCAACATCAATCACTTCAGTTTTTTCTAATGCAAAAGGGTCTTCTGCGAATACAATTGTAATCGATGCGTCATTCTTCTCTTCAAAATCAAGCATTTTACTGATTTGAGCAACAATAGCTATAGCATCTT